ATACTCTTCATCAGTCAGTGTGAGATACTGAACATCAGCATCTTGGTGTTCTTCGTAATACACCATACGATAATGGTTGAAGTGGTTGAGGTCTGTGCTGCCGTATTCTACGACACCATCAACAAGGCAGAGGAAGTGGTAGTTCATTTCAGGTTCTCTTCAAGTTGGTAGGAACGGGCAAAATAACCTTGTTCCCAATACCACATTCTCACAGCATCAATAGCAAGAACTGCTTTTTCTTCATCAGTAGTTCCAGATTTGATGGCAGAAAAAACCTTTGTTTGAAGTTCAGTCATCAGTCCTTTGTGTGTATGAAGTCATTATAAGGCATCTGGTGCCCCTGTGGTGGGGTCTTGTGCCGGTTCTTCAAGTGTCCTCAAATTCTTTCTGTCTTTTTTTCTGATTGTTTTGAAATAAGAAGACATTTATTTTCCAATATTTCTCCTGCCATAGCATTTTCGAGGAATTTCCACATAGGAAGTTCCTCAATATACCCATAAATATTTTCCGGTATAAATTGATAATATCGTTTTTGCTTATAAATTACAATACGAAGTTTATAATTTGGATAGTTAGTCATTTTCTTGATTTCTGTGTGTATGAGAGTATTATAAGGCATCTGGTGCCCCTATGGAGTGGTCTTGTGCCAGTTTCTAAAGCCCCACTGGTGGCAACCGTCCAAAAAATATCAAGTTGCTTTTTGTCTGGAAGAGGTTTCATTCTTCATCCTTCCAACTAATCCAATTGCACCCAAATACATCAAAAGCAAATGAAAAATTCAAAAAGGAAAACATAAAATCCACCAAACGATTGTTTCCAAATGAAATTGCCAGATATGGGAATTGCGTAAAATCACTCCAATCAAAACTCAGTTGAATAAATGACCTTTTTTTACCTTTTATGATGGTGAAGATGTGCTCTACACCAAAATCTTCTCTTTTGTAGTAATCAAGTAGTTTCATTTTTATTGCCTTTTGATTTGTTCAACAGTGCTTTGAAGTTTATTATAAAGTGAATTCAATGATACTTTTTTAGATGCTTCCATCAGGTTTTGTTCTGTTTTAGATAGAAGTTGAAGAGCACTTTTCAGTGCATCAAGTTCATCAAGATTCAGTCGCACAAAGTCTTCGGTCATTTTTCAATTTTCCAATTAGGGTCATTTGTTTTATCAATCCAAAAGAAGTATTTCTTATTGATTGATGCAAGAAAAAGTTGTTTGTCATTTTCTTGTTCTACATGACATCCATGCAGTTTATCCATCATATTTGCAAACCTATTCTTTGCTTTACTAGAAATAGGTTCAACATTTACCATTTTGCGTTTCACTTTAGTTTGAATCATACAGCAAGAGCAGCAGAAGGGATTTCAACAATCTTGGGAGTTTCGTGAAGAACGTAGCACACCCATTCACCTTTCAGAGTGTAAAGGTAGGCATACTCTTCACCATCACCAACATACTCAATCAAGTTAGCATCAAGACGAGGAGGGCAATCATCACCACGTTGAGAATAGTATTGAGGACCGTATTCTTGTGCTTTGGTCTCACTATCCCATCGGTTTTCAGTCCAACAAGAACTCATATCACCACCATCAATTAGTTCTTCGGCAAGTGATTTAGAGTTGTAGTGAGTAGTAAGAATACGACCCAACCAAGATGGGTATGAATCCCAGTGATGATAAACAGATAATACAGAACCATCAGAGAGTTCAATACCGATTCTTCCTCTAGTTGACATTTGAAGTGATGTGTTGAATACCTTAGTATTATAGGGCATCTAGTGCCTTTTGAGTGGGTGCTTGTGCCAGTCCCCATAGTGGCACAAGGCACAAAAATAGGAGGCATTACACCTCCTTGTAAGTTTTGGGTGAGAAGGAAACTTATGAACCCCCTTCACTCATTTTAGGTCAAACTAAAGAAGTCTGACGAGTGAATGCAACAATTTTGTTTGCGTTTGTTTTTTGTCCCGTCAACAGATACAACATAAACCCCAGTCGATTCTAATTTACCCCCAAGAAGTGGAGATAATCGGTACTGCCCCGATGTCCTGGAATATAGAGGTCACATCCTCTTGAACACTTTATATAGTACCAGAGAATCTAATTTTTGTAAAGTGGAGAATAGGAGACTCGAACTCCTAACCTTAGCCTTGCAAAGACTCTGCTCTACCAATTGAGCTAATCCCCCTAGGTGCCCATAATAGGAGTCGAACCTACACTGTATGGATTCTAAGTCCACCCTCTCTGCCAGTTGGAGTATATGGGCATTTGGTGGCGGGGGGAGGAATTGAACCTCCAACCTGAAGCTTATGAGACTTCTGTGCAACCGTTACACTTCCCCACGATGATGGGTATCGAGTGCCCGACACCCGCAGAAGACACTTTCTGCAATTTTCACTGCATTAGAGGGCAGTGAATAGAGGATAAGGCAGGTGAGGTATCCCCTTTCGGTTCCCATTCTCCTTTTACTTTCCTTGCCTTCTCAATTTGAAAGAATCGGACGTTTCCAACCCTTTCAACTCCCCCTCCTGGATTCGAACCAGGGACCCTACGATTAACAGTCGTTTGCGCTACCGCTGCGCCAAGGAGGAATGAAATTAGTGATTATCTAAAAGATATTCAACAGTATTTGCAATGTCATTCATTGCATCACGAAGGTCTGGACGTTGACCAGTTTCCTGTTTACATATGGGTCGGGAATCTTCTGTTAAAGACCACCTCCATTGACTCATATCTTTACAATACCAGAGATTGATTTTCATAAAACTATTTGATTATAAATTGCCTATAAAGGCAAGTCGGGGTGACTGGGATCGAACCAGTGTCTTCTTGCTCCCAAAGCAAGCCGTCTACCGCTGACTTACACCCCGTGGTGGGTGATGAGGGATTCGAACCCCCGACTGTCTCGGTGTAAACGAGAAACTCTACCACTGAGTTAATCACCCTGGAGCGAAATAGGAGATTCGAACTCCTGACGTTCTGCTTGGAAGGCAGACATTCTACCGCTGAATTAATTTCGCATTATTTGATTGTAAGACAGAATCGAAATTCTGTCAAGCCCCCGACAAGATTTGAACTTGCAACCTTCTCATTACAAGTGAGATGCACTACCATTGTGCTACAAGGGCATTATGCTTCATAAGAAGCAACGGAAGGTGGGAGAGTCGAACTCCCAAGGGCTTTAACACCTCAACGCTTTTCAAGAGCGGTTCCGTCACCAATCGGATTGACCTTCCTTATAATCTATCTTTAAAGGGTGTTATCACCCTATTTTATCATTTAGAACTTACAAAAGTGTTGATTTTCTCTGCAAGTTGCTCAATATACTCATATGTAGGAAAATCTGGATAATCCATCTTAACCGTATTCATAGAATTTTCATTCCAACAACGGGCAGTATCATATTCAATGCTAAACTTATCGTTAGCAAATGCATATGCTTGCTTAAAAATCTCAAATCGTAGTTCGTAAGGTGTCATTCTTTTACTCCTGTGTGTTTGTGTGTTTGATGGATTAAGTGTGATATATCTCATAAGGATATAACAGGGACTTAACCTCTATCAATAGTATATATGACATTCAATTGAATGTCAACGTCCTCTGCAAGATTCGAACTTGCGACTTCTTGGTTCGTAGCCAAGCACTCTATTCCACTGAGTTAAGAGAACAGGCGAAGGGTCAGAGATTTGAACTCTGATCTTTGGTTTTGGAGACCAAGATGCTACCAATTGCACCAACCCAACGTGTTAGTAAAGGTGGAATTGAACCACACAAACCTTGTATACAGGTTGCCTGTCCAGACTTACTACATTTGATCAAATGTTCCACTGCGTCCAGTGGAATGTCCGTGAGAGGATTCGAACCTCCAACAAATAGATCCTTAGTCTATTGCCTCTTCCATTGGGCTACACGGACAAACTATAATATTCCGAAAAGTTTACATCTTTTACGAATAGCATTATCAGAAACTCCAAACATTTTACCAATAAAAACCAATCCCAAGGCAGGCTTCGAACCTGCAAAAATTCTCCTTCAAAGGGAGATAGATTTACCAGTTTGCTCACTTGGGATTAAATATGATTCATAAAGAATCAAGAGTCTAGTGTGGGATTCGAACCCACGGTGAAAGAAGTTTTGCAGACCTCCGCATTCGACCACTCTGCCAACTAGACATTAACGTGAAACCTATTCAACATAGTGTTGGAGCGACCAACTGTTTCACGTTGTCGGATTAATTACTTCCGACAAAGCCCTTAGTGAGAATCAAACTCACGACCTCATTCTTACCAAGAATGCGTTCTATCACTGAACTATAAGGGCGGGGTGTCGTATGGGAATTGAACCCATCTAGGTAGTTCCACAAACTACTGCCTTAACCACTAGGCTAACGACACAAGGCAGTGGGTAGAATTGAACTACCGACATAGAGGGTATGAATCTCTTGTTCTACCACTGAACTACACTGCCAACGGAAGTGGTTGGATTTGAACCAACGGATGCCCATAAAGACATCGACGGTTTAGCAAACCGTTGCATTAAGCCGCTCTGCCACACTTCCAAGTAGGAATACCCAGAGTTGAACTGGGGTCTATCGGTTATCAACCGATTGCTCTAACCATTGAGCTATATTCCTAAGGTGGGAACTGGTGGACTTGAACCACCCACGCAAGGTTCTTCAAACCTTCGCTCTACCAGATGAGCTAAGTTCCCAATAGTCTCAACGGGACTTGAACCCGTGTCTTCACTGTGAAAGAGTGATGTCCTAACCACTAGACGATGAGACCAGGCGACCCTAACGAGATTTGAACTCGTGATACATCTTGGACAGAGATGCGTGATAACCACTTCACTATAGGGCCATGGAGCGGACTACGAGATTCGAACTCGTGACATCAACCTTGGCAAGGTTGCGTTCTACCACTGAACTAAGTCCGCAAGGTGGGTAGGGTTGGATTCGAACCAACGATGGACAAAACCAAAGGATTTACAGTCCTCCTCCTTCAACCACTCGGACACCTACCCAAGAACAGTTTATATTTAATGACCGAACTGATGCGGTCAATGGGTCAGGTGGGACTCGAACCCACGGTGTTTGTATAACCGGTTAAAAGCCGGATCCCGTCGCCGCTAGGGGAACTGACCCAATAAAATATGGTAATTATTCAGTTGTCAAGGTGCTGGTGGTCTCTCAACCACCCTTTAAGAATACCACGTTTTGAGGTCCGTGCTCTTTGAGTGTGCCAGTTCCAGAAGTGGTCCCAGGCACTTGGGGTCTCGTTCCCCCACCGACTCAAGTAATATACCAGGGGACGGACCCCAGCGGAAAATGTTACGACCAGTTGAACAAGTGGCACAAGGCATAAAAAAAGAGGGAGAACCTTTTGGATTCTCCCTCTTGATTGCTTTATGGTTTGTTCTTTTAACTTTGACTTACCATATTCGCAACCAAGAGGGATTCGCCCATAAACCAGCAGGTAATGGGACGATAATCGCTCTTTGGTTGAATATGGAGGTTAGTCATTGTTTTAATGTTGTATGTGTTTATTTATACTATATTAAACTTCAACAGAAGTCAAAGTTCCATCTTTGCGAAACTGGGAAACAAGTTTTCCTACGCTTTCAGCAATTTTAACTTGTTCCTTTACCATTGTCAAGTCATCGCATTTAAACAGATAAACTTTATCAGGTTTATAAGTATAAGCAATTCCAACTTGATTTTCATCATAATCAAACTGAATCTTTGCGATAGCAGAAGAATCAGTGAATTCAAGAACTTCCATTGATCTCTTTCGATTACCTAGTAATCATAGCACAAAAAAAGGTGCCTCGGGGGCACCTTGGGACGGTTTGGAAAGTGGTCTAAATCACTTGCCGTGATACCAACCTTTCCCAGCATCTTGTTGAGAACCACCTTTTTTATCTGCTTCTTTAGCACGACGTTTTGCTAATCCCATCTTCATCATATTTCCATAATTACCAGCAGCAGTATGCTTTTTCTGTTGAGCAGTTACTTTCTCATAAGGAAATGGTTTTTCACCTTCTTCAAGAACTTCCTCAACAATATCTTCTCTCCAATCTTCACTCATATTCACCATAATTGCTTCTGCGTTTTCAACAGTTTCAGCATAACCTTCATCAAGAAGGTGCGAGAGAATGATGTCATAAATGTCAAAACTTTCTTCTTGATTATCTTTACGGATAATTTCACGACTTGGCTTTTTCTTTTCCTGTGGTGGCATTTTTTCCGATTTTGGTGCTCCAGGGTCCTTTCCAACGATTGTAGAAACTCTTGACTGAGTTCTATTTGCGTGATCACCAATACCGTGAGGAATAGATCTTGAGATTCTACCAAATTTCTTTACGTTTGGAACATCTACACCAGGTCTAAATGACTTTGCGTCAGTATCTTGAGTGAACTTCTTATCAGCACCATATCCACTTCCATCTCCCTTTTCACCTGAAGGTGGTTTTGATTGAGGGAGAGGAGCGAGTTTCTTAGGTTGATAAGGTTTTACGCCAGGTGCTCTCTCTTCATCAACTGAATACACTTGAGTATAAGCTTCTTGAAGATTGTGGAGGTCTTGTGAGTTCATTGTTACAAATAGTTTTTTATTTATTTATATATTACTCAACTTTAATTATAGAGAAGTTTTCGTCGTTTACTTTTATGTATTCTTGAAAGGTTTTCATTTTTAATTTTATTTATTAAGCATACCTCTCATACCAGTTGCTTTTACAAATGATTCAAGACCTTTGTTGATAGGACGAACTTTCACATAAAGTTCTTCGGGCACAAAACCAAAGTATCCTTGGTTCCAGTTGCACAACCACACGGGAAGACACATAGTCGTATCAGTATAAGTTGTGCCTTCTTCATCAGACACTTCTTTCACTAGAAGAGTATCATAATCATCAGGTTCTTGGAGGAAGAGAGAAATCTCAACTTCATCACCTTCAATCGGATACTTTCCAGTCTTGAAGTAACAGTGCTCGTCAATAGCCTCCTCGGTGCCGTTGCAAAGTATTTCTTCAACCGTATTTTGGTGAGAATGATTAAAATGGTAGATCCCATCAACCCTTTTTATTGCGATTATCGTGAGTTCCATAAGAATGTTGTGTTTCAAGTAGTATAGCACAAAAAAAGACCCCTTGATGGGGTCTAGTGGACAGTTTGGGGAGTGTCCTTATTATTTGTCAACGGCTCCCGTCATAAGTCCTGTAACATTAGATTTCTTTGTAGACCTACTATTAAAAATTTTCTTATAAAGTTTTGCTCTCTTTTCTCTACCTTTTTTCCTATCTTCACTGGGCATTACAGCAGATGGTCTACCGATAACTGCTTCACCTTTTTTAGCACCGGCTTTCTTGAGTTGATTTGGAGTATCTTTCACAGCAGCAATAAAGTTTCTGCCTCTTTCCATTTGTTGGTCTGGGTCATTCTTCACTACCTGACTATCACGATGCATAATATCTACAGTATGAACACTTCCACGTTTATTAGCACCTGCTTTGGTCATATTCTTTTTCAAGTCTTTCACTCTTCTTACACTTTCACTTGAAGGTGCAGTCTTGAGTTTAGTCATTCCAGTTGCAGTTCTTCCTGCTGGTTTGGACTTCTTAATGAGTTGTTCTCCTTTTGCTGCCTTTCTTGCAGAAGAATATGTGCGGATAAAATGGTCTTGCTCTGTGCTTCCAATATCATCTAACTCATCTTCACTATCATAAGTTGTATAATCTTTGGACTTTGTTCTCAAATCTTTAGTGGAATACTTACCAGTTCCTTTCAATCCTGCTTTCTTTGCGATTGCTGCTGTAGTTCTTTCACTTCTAGTCATATCAGCACCTCTGCCTCTTGCGAGTGTGACATTTCCTCTTGTTCTTCTGCCACTTCTTTCACCCATTGAACTTTCTTCAAGTTCTTCAATCTCTTCTTTCACACAACGATTATAAGTCTTCCCAAAGAGTTTTTGAGTACCTTTCTTCTTATAACCAGGCCAGCACTTCTTTGCTTCTGCTACGAACTCTTGATATGTTTTCATCTGCTTCTTATTTTTCTTTTATTTATTTCTTTCTTTTTCTTTTTTTAATTTTCTTCTGTGTGCAGCAGCAAGTAAATCCTTATGTGAAATTGAACCAGAATACAATTCTTTTGTTTTTCCTTCCAATTCGTGTGCTCCACCTGCTCTATGAGCAATTCCTCTTCTTCTTCTACTTTCTGGTGTTCTTTCTGTTGTTGCCCCCATCAGATTCTTGGGATGATGTCCATGGTATATTCCACTTGCAGCATCTTTTTTCTTTCTTGCTTTCCATTCAGCATCAGTCATAGATGCTTTCAATTTTGCAGAGTAGTGAGTTGGAGTAATATGATGTGCATCAAGACCTCCTCTTTGTAATTTTCTTTTTTTAACGTTTGCTGCTGCTCTTTCTGATGAGGAACTTAAACTTTCAATTCTTTTGTTTCTTCTTTGTTTTTCCCCAACACCACCAGATTTTGGTTTTAATCTCCACTTTGGATTTTCAGTGCTTCCAGCATTATTTGGATAATATCCAGAAGGAATCCCACCGTGATGCTTTTCTAATTCTGCACGACTTGAAAAAGTTTGTTGTCTTGCTTCTTGAATATATGCTTCTTCTACAAACTCTTTAAATGTTTTCAATTTTTTATTTCTTGCAACAACTCTACCACTATCTAAGTTTCTTTCTGCTTCACCACGAACTCTTCCCCATCGTTGCATGAGAGCAGTTCCTGGTGCTTCAATATTTCCTGTTCTTACAAAATCTTGAGGAGATTGTGCTGCACTTAATGCAAATGTTGCACCAAGAACAGCGTTTGCTACTTTTTCTCTTTTACTTGCTTCCGAAATCATTTAGATACAAAAAGACTTGTGACTATTTATTATATGCAGGTGAATCAACATATGAAAGTGATTTTACAAATAGTTCAGTAAATCTTTCTTGTTTATCTGGATGAACATTTGCTGGATTTTGTGAAATTGCCTTACGCAAAACATCCATTTCATTAAATTCTTCTTTACTTAAACTCATTAAATAATTCTCCTTTTTTGTCAGCATATCCTAACATATTATCTAGGTATATGTAGTTTTCTTAAGAATTTCTTCAGGTTTCTGTAAAGTCTTGTAAGGTCTTTAAATACTTTTTAACTTTATATCCTTTGTGGTGATTTGCTTTTCCATTAGCAACATTATACATTTGTCCTGGTTTTAATGCATTTTCAATAGAGTATGCTTTTAAACTATTATGAATATAATCTATACTTCCATCTGGTTTTGTTATTTCATAACATATGTGACTATATTTTTCTTCCATTATTTTTTGTATTTTTTCACACACATCTTTAGGCAAAGGTCTTCCTTTTAATGTATTGCTTATTTTTTGTTTTGTTTCATCACTACGAGGAATACCATATCCGTGATGTAATTTTCCAACTTTACCGTACATTGGATGATTTTTTCCACTTATCCCGTCACTTATTTTTTTTCTTGTTTTTTCTGAATGTTTTCTTCCTTTACTTGCTTCACCTATTTTTCTTCTTTGCTCTTCTGTTGGAACTCTCCCCTTATGTGCCTTACTTAACTTTTTTCTTGTTTCTTCGTTGTGAGTAAATCCTCTCATCCCTTCTCCTCCTAATGTAGAATTATATCCATTATGGTAAGTGTCGTATTCACCAATATAAAATACTTCTTGCTCGTTTAAAAGTTCAGCATCATAATAGTCAATAATTCCGTATATAAAATTATCCCATCCATATTTTCTTACAGCACGATAAAATTTATTATCAACACCTGTTTTACAATGATTTATGTGCTGTCTTTTTCTATGTTTTTCTTTAACAGTTTGCCCTATGTATTTCTTTCCCGTAGGAATACAATAGTAACAATAAATTACTCCTTTCATTTCTACTCTAACTGACTGCATTACTATTTATAATAAAAAGGAGAGTATTTCTACTCTCCAACCTGAAGATTGCAGTCAGTCAGGCACTTTTATTTATCAAGGAACTCTTTGAAATTTTTTATATCTTTTTCTAATTCTTCTTCTTGTTTCTTATCGTGATAATAAGACCACAAGGAATTATGTACCGTAAGCAACTCCGAGACCCAAAAACCAGCAGGATAAACTCCCAAAGCATCTTGAAGACCACGATGAGACGTTCCTTCTTTCTCTGCCTTACACATAATCGTACAAATTGCTTGAACCATATCAAGTTTGTCTTCTTCAGAAAGCATAAAATACTTTCCTACTGCTCGTTGCTTTGCCTCTTCATTTTCTTTTTGAAGTTGTTTGCAGGCATCAGAATTCCACCATTCTTGTAGAGATTTATTAAGTTCAGTCATCTTTTCCAAAGAATGTTCCAAAAAATCCAGAATCTCCCGGTTTACGATTTTCCAGTTTATCTAGCATTGCATCAGTATGCATTAGAGTGTCAATTCTTGAAATCATATCTGCAACCACACTACAGACCATAGGGCGTTCTTGTCGTGCTGCAAAGGCAAGTGCTGCTCTCAGAGATTGTTCTGCGTCTTTTAGATTTCTTTCTACAGTTTCAGATAGTGCCATAATTAATTCACCTTTTTAATAAGATAAGAACCATCACCCTGATCAATCCATTCAATTTGATCTCCTTCGTTAAGATCTGTTGCCTCTAGAAGATCATCAGGGAAAGACACGAAGTATTCAATTTCATCAGTATCTGTATCTTTGCATTCTTCAACAGGAAGAATCCATTTTACTACTTTATCTTCTTTCGCATCATTCTCCCAAAAATCATCCCAAGCACCTTGACATTCTGGTGATGAATCATTCCTATCACAACTCAGATGCCCCTTGCCATTGCCATTCAGAAGTGCCAGAAGATCATAACAACGACCAGTATGATGTTTGTGATAATAATACTGCTCTTCTACAACTCTTTTGATGACATCATAGATTTCCTGAGAGGATGTTTCTGCCGAAGAAATAGCATCATACATCCACTCTTCCAATCGTTCAAGTGAATACTTTTTGTAGTCAAAGTCCATTAGTAAAGTCCTCAATTGCTTGTTGCATAATAACTTGTAGTTCAGCACTAGTTAGTGGGTTCAACCAACTCCAATTTGAATCTTGTGGATCCCAATCTGCTGTATAAGACCCATCATCGTTTTTTGTGATTTTAAAAGAATCTTCCATCAAAACCAAGAACCTTTCAGAGATTTGCGAGATTGTCTCATTGCTTTATAAAGTTTCTTAATTTCTTTATAAGCATCTTCTACTGTAATTTTTCCCCCAATTGCCATATTAGTCAAATAACTGACATGGTGTGTAAAATTATTCAGATTATTAATTTGTGCAATATCCAAAAAAGACATATCTGAGTCTGGATTGATGGGAGGGGTTGGATATAAAAAGTCCTCCTTTACTTGCTTTGGTGTTGTCATTTATCAAGACTATAATTGTTTAAATTGTAAGTCACTGGATGAATGTTGTCAATCTTTGTCTGTAGTCTGTTTTCAACCTCATACAAAGCATTAGTCAGTTCTACATTCTCTGCTTCAAGTTTTGTAATGCGTTGTTCTAATTTTAGAACTTCCTTTGCAAGTGAAGAGCAAAGTGAAAGAAGAGAATGTTCTTTTCCTTCACTGTCAGTCACTATAAATTCATAGTTTTCAGGAAATTGATAAACCTTTAAAAAATTGTCAATCCATTTAAACATTAGATTACTCCAATCTCTTTAAGATAATTTTGATACCGCATAAACCCACCAAGTCTTACTGGTCTTTCTAAACTATTACAACACTCAACGTAACTATTAAATTCAAACCACGGTGTTGTTGGGTCTATTTGGTGGAACTGGTTCTTTTGTGTGTAGTTGCTTAATGAATTTAGAAAGTTCTGGAGTTTCATTCCATTCCCAAATTGTTCCATCTTTTTGCGTATAAGTTCTTTTGGTCATATTTTTTAAAAGAAATTACTATTAAAATTACCACAAATTTTGAAGAAAGTCAATGTCTCAATGTTTAAAGTTTTCCGCCAACTGTTCCCTCATAAGAAACTCCAACATCATTTAGTATACCTTCTTGTTTCCACTTTAGATATTGTCTTGTTGCCAAAATACAATCTTCTTCTGTCAATGAAGTGATTATACTATTTCCATCCTTATCACAAGAGAACCAAGTTCCCCATTTTTTTTGTTTAACATAAAAACAATCATCATAAAGTTGTTCCATTTTGAACTCCATCAACTTGAATATAAATTGTTGTTTTATCATTCCAATGACGAATTGCATTGGCACATATGAATAAATTAGTAATCAAATAAGTTGCAAATAGAATTGTTCTGATAATTGCAACTTTATCTGCCTCTTTATTGTTTTTTCCTGCTTTTTCTCCCAGTGCCTTGCACCACAGTCTCCACATCTGTTCCAGGTTTAACGAATAGTTGATAGTCTTTTTGTTTGAATTTGCATTTAGAAATGTATTTTTCTGCATGATTCATATTTTGAAAGTAACATTTTTTTGTATCTTTCATTTCTTTTCCATCTTTATGTATGATAAGAAAAGGAAACTGTGCGTGAGGAAAATCTGGTTTTGTTTCTTCTTTTTTAATTGCCATTAGAATGTATGCACAAAAAGTTTTTAGTAGTTAAATCATCTTTATATTATAAGACCCCTTCCCAATAATGGGAAGGGGTATGAGACACTTTGTTGAGTGTCTATTTCATAGCATCTCTTTCTGATTCCTGTCTTTTTTCCAATTCTCTATTAACATGACTACGTTGTCTGATACCAGCACGAATTTGTGCCCCAATATATGCTTTATTTTGAGATTTATCTCTTTTCTGTTTTTCTTGTGCTTCTTCTACTTGTTCTAGAAACTGTAAAAAAGTTTTCATTTTTAATTCTTTTTTGATTATTTATTTTCTTCTTCTTTTTTTCTCTTAAAATACTCTTTATAATATTTCTTTTTCATATTCTCAATACACTCAAAGTCTTCTGGTTCATCCAAACAATCCAAGATATAAAAAACGCCCTCTAATTCTCCAATTAGACGGGCGATAGTTACTGATGATTGTGGATTTTGAACATTCCACTTACTTTTCATAATCTTGCTGATAATAACCACTAACGACATTATCATTCCAAGCAGTAGGAAGATTACTCTCTCTTGCTTTCATATGATTTAATCCAGAAACTGGAAGACCCTCCAAATCTTCTTCGTGCAAAATTCCATCCAACTGTTTAATTTCATTAAATGTATGCGGAAAACGAAGTGCTCCCCTATGCATTCCTTCAAGGTTGCGATGAGTTCTAGACATAATGTGTGCGAATAAACACAATACTAATTATATCACTTATTGAATTCTTTTTCAAGTTCTTTGGCTATCTTCAATGCTCTACGCCACATTAACCACTTTACAACTGGATTTGCAGGATTATGCAATACCCACCACTTTGTTTTTTCGTATTGGAATTTTACGAGTTTCAATATTAATACAAAAGCATAAGCAACACTATCGTCTGTTGCTATGAAGTATCCAACAAATATAAAAATTCCAAACCAAAAATAGTAGGAAGTCATTCAGTAAATTCTAGATTATAATCACTAGTATCCACAATCTTCCAATCAAGATAAAGTTCATTCAAATAATCAAGCAAAGCATCTTCACCTTCAGGGAGAACTTCATCTTCATCCAATTCAAAACTTGCTTCACAAAGTGCTGGACCATACTCTGGTGGGTCATAAAGGGTCGGAGGATACACTTCAATCACATCTTCCACAACACCACAAACGTAAATGCGATTTTCGTTTTGTTGAAAGGTTTCAATTGCACTAATCATTTTTTTCTACGAGTTTCTTTTTGAATAAATTTTTTTGCTGTTTCAAGTGTATGATGAACGCAAATTTGCTCACCATTATAAATGGAAATGTATTTCTTTCCATACCAAGGAATTGCTGCCCACATTCTATCTGGACTAATGTATCCATCAATTTGTGATTCTTCCATTTTATCTAGAATAGTCATCAAAATCTACATCTGGATGAAGATACTCTATGTAATCTTCAAAATCCACTCCCAAATAATTAGCAAAATTTTCAAGTTCTTCAATATGTTCTTTTTTGATAATTTGTTTCATATTTTGAATCATAAGACCTCCAATCAACCGTACTTAGAAATCATTTGATCCAACCTATCCTCTCTATATTCTTCCTCTTGAGTGTCTTCAGTTGTATCTTGAAATTCTTCGTAAATTGTGTCCGAATCTTTTTCCAAAAAAATTGAAGTCATAGAAAATCAATGGGGGTAGAGGACTTGTTCTTATATATCAGAGAAAGGGGAGGGTCACCCCTCTTCTGTTTGTTTTTGCTGAAATTCAGCATCAATTTTGTCGTAAAGTTCAACAAAGGTACTCTTAGTCTCATCATCAAAACGATTTAGACAAACCTTGAGTGCCTTGTCCTTCTTACCAAAGATAGAATATGCCTTGATAATGTGAACAAGACGACGAGTGCTGATAACCTCATCAATACCACCATCAGAAAAGGTCTTACGAATAATCTCAGACCAAGTGCAAAGGTGTTTGATGAAATCAGTGTGCTCACCGATCATAGGAATATTAAGTGATTCTGCCACCTTTGTCAAGATTTTGGTTTCCGTTGCAAGAGTAGGATAATCCTGCTCAAAGGTAATCGGGAATCGTTCCAGGAATGCTTCATTCAGCACATTGGTGCCAATGAAACGTCCATCATCAGAACCCTTACCTTTGGTATTTGCAGTTGCAATCACATTGAATCCTGCTTTAGGAACAACGTGCTTACCAATTTTCTTCAGGAAGACACCCTTACCTTCCAGAACAGATTGAAGACACATAATTTTATTGGAAGCAAGGTCAATTTCATCCAGAAGAAGAATTGCCCCACGTTCCATTGCTTCAACCACAGGACCATTATGCCATACAGTTTCTCCATTGACAAGACGGAAACCACCAATCAGGTCATCCTCATCAGTTTCAATGGTGATATTGACACGAATCAGTTCCCGACCAAGTTGGGCACAAGACTGTTCCACACCGAAAGTTTTTCCATTACCAGAAAGACCAGTGATGAAAGAAGGATAGAATAGACCAGACTGAATAACTTTTTTAATATCCGAAAAATTACCAAAGCTGACGAAGGTAGCATCTTTCTTAGGAATGAGATTTTGAACGACAGAATTCATAGTTGCCACACCAGGAACCGTATCGGAACCCTCCGCAGCAGGAGAGTTGTAAGTTTCTTCAAGTTCTTGCACAGTTGCCTCCAGATTCCATTTGCCACGACCCACTTTGTATTGATTCAAATACTTAGAAAGAGTCGCATAAGTTGTATTGAGTTGCGTTGCAACTTCTTTGACGGCATCAGCACCAAACTCGGTGCCAAACTTTTCTTTCAGAATAGAGATTGCTTGGTCGGTCATAATGTTAGATTTGCTAGGCATCGGTTGGTTTGATTACTTCGTAATCATAGCACGGGAAAAGGTATATGGGGGTGTCCAATGGACAGTCCCCCAGGTGGTCAGGCAACTAGAGTAATAAAGTTGCTGAGCAGTTTCTTGTTAGTCTTTTTCTTACCAAGAACTTTAGAGAAAGCAGTTTTAATTTGTGCTTTTGTTGCATTCTCGGGAATAGAGAACTCTTCATCTTGAGCAAGAGAAGATGCAAGAACCACATTAAACTGATCAAAACCAGTCTCTTTAAACTGAACAGAAGAATTCTTTTTGAATTCAGCCTTCAGTTTCTCATAATCTTCTCCTTTGTTTCCATACCAACGAAAGCAAGACTGAAAATCACGACTAGGAGTGATTCGGAAGTTAACCACATTCACAGTCGGAAACTTATCCTTCACTGTTTGTAGAAGAATCTTCGCATAACGAGGGAAGTTGTCATAATCCAAAGAAGGATATACCCGACCAGTCTTACGATCACGAATCGCAGTGCGAGGATATTTAGTATTTCCAATATAGGTTGGAGAAGTAGAATAAGCACCCTTTCGTTCAACCGTCACTGAATTCTGATATCCTTCACCATCAGTCAGAAAGATAACATTCACCTTCTGAAGTTTATTCTTTGCCTGGAAGTCAGGAATCAAAGAGTGAAGTGCAATGATACTTTCAGCAATAGGAGAACCAGAAAGATCCAAGTGATGAGGAACAGCACCCCTACGTTTCTGATAAGAATGACAAGCACACCAGATATTCTTAAGTTGTTCATCAAGAACTCGATTATTTGTTTTGCTAGTGAAGAAATTCATCAGACGGAAAGAGTTTTCTGGTGCGATTACCCCAGCAACTTTATCAAACACAGGAGGATGATTTGGTTGCAGACCGATATAAGAACTGCAATCCAGAGTGAAAGCATAGACCTCAAATGGAATATTCACCTTACGGCAGAACCAAATGAGATTCAGGAGTTGCTTATATGCATCCAGAATGAATTCACTCATTGAACCAGACCAGTCAAAGATAAAGATCAGACCGTGATTCTTACCATCGGGAACTACAGAAACTTTCTTGAATAGATCCTCATTGAACTTATAAGTATGAAGTTTCTGAGTATCAAGAACACCAGTACGAGCAACACTAGAACGAGCATACTGATCTGCAGATTTCTTACACTCAAACTCTTTTACAAGATAAGATACTTCTTTTTCTGCAGATTTCTTGTAGGAATTATATTCTTTAGATGATTGAGTGTAAACATCATGAACCCAACCACTGCTTTTAGTATAGAATTCCTTTGCTGTTTTGTGAATCCACTCGTTAGGAATAATCATTGTATCAAGATTCATCTTGGGAAGTTCCACGTAATGAGTTTCTTTAGCACTGCTGTCCACAAGATCCTGAGACTTTTCATCAAAAGAACGAGAAGTCTTAGATTTCAGTTCATCTTTATCAGACTCACTATGTTCATTACTTACTTCCTGACCGAAACCATCCCCACTAGGTGCTTCCATACTCTTAGAGAGATCATCCCCAGGAGATTCTTGATCACTTTGAGATTGTTCCTGAGATTCCTGCTCTACTTTATTTTGTCCATCCTTGTTTTCTCCATCTTGAGCAGAAGAATCCTGCTGAGGAGTTTCAACTTCTTCACCACCAGGAGAATCCATTTCTTCTCCATCACCAGGAGTAGGCATATTGTCGATTTTTTGACGTTTGTATTGAACAAACTCAACAATTTCCCGAGCAAGTTGCAGCACTTCATCAAAAGTTTCAGTCTGAATTGCACGAGTCAGAAACTCATTCTCTGCATCAGAGAAAGCAATGTTATGAAATGCACCAATCTTGTAGTACAGATTGATACGGTCAATGAATGTCAGTTCATCCAGGTTCTCTTCCTTGGTTGAAAAGAAGTCATCAGTGTTAAGTTCATTATAACCATTGTAGAAAGTCCGAGAAAGACCAGGATACTTTTTCTTCATCAGACGCTCAACACGAACATCTTCCAGAACATTCACGAAATCTTTGGGAACTTCAGGATATTCTTCGGTCCAGTCAATATTATCAGTATACAGTGCGTGACCAACTTCATGACCCACAAGAAGGTCATAAACAATCGCAGATGCTTTATCCCAGGTAGGAAGAGTCAACACACGACGATTAACATCAAACATTGCAGTTGGAACTTTTTTATGCTCAATAATCAGGTTCTCCGTCGCAAGACACTTTGCGAGTGATCCTTTGACTTCTAGATTAACGGACATACGAGGTGTGCTTTTGAACTTCTAGTATCATAGCAGAAAAAAGGGGGGGTCGTGCCCCCCAGTGTTCCACCTTGAAAACCGTCCCACCACAAGACGGGTCTTTACATCTCAAAGATACAAAGATGCAGAAGACTTTTTTATCATAAATCAATAACATTTAAATGTCAAGTGTTGACAAAATATAAAAATTTACCTAAAATCACTCTGTTGGGTTTGAAGATAAATTGTATGTTAAATTGTATGTTAAATTGTATGTTAAAGAGTATTCTAAAAGAATTTTTAGATCTAACAGTAATAGAACTTCCAGAGTGGTTAGATGAGTCATTTACAAATGGATCTGCAAATTTAAAATCTTACATATTTAAATCAGATTATTGTAGATGCATAAGACTTTGTGAATTGAATGTTGCGAATAAGTTTCAGGCAGAAACTTTAGTGATCTACCCAGAATATTGTTATGATGCTCCAATATTTGGTACAGAATATTTAAAAATTGGCAATAAAAAGTATTTTGGTGCTATAGATTTTCATCCTATTAATGGAAATGAACATCATCTTCCTTATATTGAAATGTTTCCTAATAGAAAAAAAAATATATCTAAATTTTATAATTTAGATAACTATTTTACTAATAAACTATGGTTAAGAAAAAGTAATAAATGTTTTTATAATGAATATCAAATTATGATTAAATGTTATTTACACCAGTATAAAAAATGTTTATTTAATTCTGTTGCAAAAAAAGAATCATTTGAAGACGAACATAATAACTTCAATCGTTATATGTCTTCAAATGATCCTGCTTTTGGTATTTTAAAGTCTTATTTTAATACAAATTTCACTGAAAAATACATTCAAGAATTTTTATTTAATTAAAATAATTATAATTGAGAATCAATAGGTCTTTCCCATTTAGTTGTGTCTTGAACTAATCCATCACCATCACCATCTTTTGCATCATGAGACCCAGCAGCAAGGTGTAAAACATAATCAACCTTTCCAATTTCACTGCGAACAAGGGGATTGAGTTCTGCTTTGAGATCGTGATGAACGATTTTTACTCTTTTTCTATTCTCAGGAGAAAAAGACATCATAAGATCGTGAAGACGATTAAGATTTCCACTGTAGTCCAGACGATCCAGAGTTACAATCTCCCAATCTGTATTTTTTAGAATTTTTCCAATCAAATGGTGAGCAATAAATCCCGCTCCACCAGTAATAAGTGCTTTTTTCATATCATTATACAATCAAAAATTTAAATTAAGAATTTTGTAGTGATGCAATATATTCTTGACAAGCAACAATGTCCGCTTCTACTGCTTCGATTTGCTCCTGAGTTTGAGTGTGCTCTTCAGTTTCTGCTTCAAGAGTTGCAAGTTTTTCTTGAAGTTGTGAAAGATACTCCTCATTATTAGTAATTCTTGCTTCATGAGCAGCAATATCATTCTCTACACTGTAAGGAGGTGGAACAGGATGTGTGATTGTTGCCTCTACCAAATACTCTGCACCATGCTCTTCAAGCATTTGAGTCACT